TGCGGTCGACCAGCGACCCGTCGCGCTTCGAGGCGCAATCGTGGGGCAGCAGCGGGGCAGCGCAGGGCGACGCAGCGCAGCGGGCCGTCGAGCGCATCGCGCCGGTGTCGAGACTGTGGGCGCTATGCCTCGCGGACGGCTGGACGCTCAGGACGTATCCCGTCGAGGAGCGGCTGTCGGCAGCGCAGGCGCGGGCGGTCGTCGTGTGGTCGGTGCTGGGCGTGATGGGCTCGCGGCTACCGATGCAACATCCGCAGCCGCGATTCGGTGAGGGCGTGCGGCAGCAGCGGCCGAAGACGCGCATCGCCGTGCGTGGCAAGCCTCGTCGCGGCGAGGAGGACGTCGACCCATACGAGGAGCCGCTTGCCAGCGATATCGCGGCGTACGCGTCGCAGGCGTTCGGCGTCGAGGTGCCAGTGGGGCACGTTGTGACGATGCGACGCGAAGGGCTGCTAGAGCTATATCGGGCGATGAGCGCGCGCGGGCTGGTCCCGCTCGACAGGAGGCTGACGGCTATGGCTGCGACGCGAGCAACACCGTGGGACTTGCAGGGCTGGAAAGAAATCGCGACAACGTGCGGGTGCAGCGAGCGCACCGTGCGGTATCTGTCAGACGAGAAGTCGCTGCCGGTTTACAAGACCTTCGCGGGCGTGGTTGCGGTGAAGGCCGAGCTGCAGGCATGGATGGCTGAGCACCTTGCGTCGGGCCGACGTCCACCGAAGCCGCGCAAGAGGGGCGAATAATGCGTCAATGCGTGCCTATCATTGCCACGCAATCGGCTTGCGCCGACCCTGTATTGCGTGCGTCCCTTACGATGCGCGGGATTCCTGCGATGGTGATGGCATGAGCAAGCGAGTCGGCAGAGCGCCGAAGTGCGATGACGCTCTCACCAAGCGTGTCTGTGCGCGAGTCGAGGGAGGGCTGCGCCTTTCATCGGCTGTCGCCGCGGAGGGCATTGCGTCGCGCACGCTGGCCTATTGGCAGGAATGGGCAACGCAGGGCAAGGAGCCGTATTGCACCTTCGCGCAGGCAGTCGAGCGCGCGCGCGCATCGTTTGAGCAGCAGATGCTCGACCAGATTCGCTTGCAGGCCAAGCCCACGCAGGCTGGCGAGGAAAGCGACTGGAAAGCTCGCGCATGGTTGCTCGAGCGCACGATGCCTGAGACGTACGCACCCTCGCAGCAGCTGGTCATCCGCGCGCAGGAGGCTGCGGCCAACGACGTGCTCACCGCTGCGCGGGAATGCCTGCCCTCGGAGTGGTACGCGGTGCTGCTCGCGCGGCTTGCTGGCGATGACAAGGCCGACGACGACGAGGCCGACGTCGAGGCGCACTGATGACGGTGCGCGAGCTGATACGCGGTCGGCGGCAGGCGCAAGTGTCGACGCGGCTGCGAGCGGCAGCGGCGCAGGAGCTTGAGCGGCTGCGCGCGGAGAAGAGCCCGTCGCGTGACGACCCGCGCCGCAGGCTCGGCCTCGTGGAATACGTCGCCGCGCTGTCGCCGCGATGGGAGCCGCCGCGTCACCTCGCGCCGGTGGCCGCTCTCTTCGAGCGCGCGATGCGTGGCGAGACGGTGCGTGCGTGCGTGAGCGTCCCGGCGCAGTTCGGGAAGACGACGCTCATCCAGCACGGCATCGTGCAGATGCTCTCGCGTCATCCGACGTGGCCAGTGGTCTACGCGTCCTACAGCGCCGACTTCGCGCACGACCGCAGCAAAGAGATTCGCGACTTAGCGCGTGAGGCTGGCCTGAGTCTGCGCGATGACACGAGCGCGGCGGGACGCTGGCGGCTGGTCGAGGGTGGCGGTCTGCTCGCGACGGGCATCGGCGGTCCGCTGACCGGCTACGCGGCGCAGATCGTCGTGATTGACGATCCGCATAAGAATCGCGAGGAAGCCGAAAGTCGGCGCGAGCGCGAGAAGATTTCCGACTGGCTGCGGTCGACGGCGCTGACGCGCATCGCGCCTAACGGAAGCTGTCTGGTCGTCCATACCCGCTGGCATCCGGACGACCTCATCGGCAGGCTGGAAGCCGATGGCTGGGAGGTCGTGAATCTCCCGGCGATCACCGCCGACGACGAGTCGTTGTGGCCGTCGCAGAGGCCGCGCGAGTTCCTTCGCCAGCGTGAGCGCGAGGTCGGGCCGTACGAGTGGGCAGCGCTCTACTTGGGCCAGCCTCGAGCGCGCGGAGGCGCAGTCTTCTCAGCGACGCCGACGACGTACGCGACGCCACCGGGCGAGCTGACGCGCGGCATCGGGCTCGACCTCGCGTACAGCGCGAAGACGAGCGCGGACTGGTCTGTGGCCGTCGTGATGGGCAAGGCAGGCAGTGGCCCCGACGCGCGGTACTACGTCCTCGACGTGCTGCGCGCGCAGATGCGTGCGAGCGATTTCGCGCAGCAGCTGGCGATGCTCAGGACGCGCTGGCCGCACACCGCATCGCGCATCTACGCGGGCGGCGCAGACCGTGGCGCGCTGGATTTCCTCGCGCTGCCGCCACCTCGAGGCGTGGGATTGCAAGTCGAAGTGAAGACGGCAGTCGGTGACAAGTACTCTCGCGCGACACCGCTTGCCGCAGCGTGGAACGCGGGCCGCGTGCTGGTGCGCGAGGGCGCTGCGTGGCTGCCTGACCTCTGCGACGAGGTCGCACGATTCACCGGGCAGGGCGACGCGCACGACGACCAGATTGACGCGATGGCTGCGGCCTTCGACTTGCTCGCGGAGATGCACGTCGGCAGCGGCGTCGCGAGTACTGGCAGGCGCGTGTCTGCTGACCTGACGACAGACTACGCGCCCCGCGTCGGGCGCAAGAACTACTGGGGCTGACATGACCACTCGCAAGCCACGCACGCAGTCAGCGGCCACCGTCGCCGCAGCTGCGCCCGTCGAGCCGATGGGCACGGTCACGCGCATCCCTGAGATGGGCCGCGTCATCAGGCCGCAATCGCTGTCGGCCATCAGCGGGCGCGCGCTACAGCCGGTGTCGCCGGGGCGCATCAGCACGGCGCTGCGCGAGCTTGACTTCGGCAACTATGAGTACTGGGCGGACATGGCGACGCAGATGCGCCGTGACCCCGTCGTGCGTCGCGCGTACTCGACGCGCCGCTCGTCGGTGGCTGGCCGCGGCTTCGCCGTGCGCATGGCCGACGACGTCGCGCCCGAGATGCGCGGCGCTGCCGAAGAGCTGGTGCAGCTGACCAAGGAATGGCTGACCAGCATCGAGGCGCGCGAGACGTTCCTGATGCGCGTCCTCGACGCCATCGGCATGGGCATCTCGTGTCACGAACTGGTGTGGTCGCGGCGCGGCGGCGCGTGGATGCCGCAGCCGGTGCCGGTGCAGACGCGCAACTTGCGATATGCGCAGGACTGGACGCTCGAGGTTAGAGACTTCGACTATCAGTGGTATTCGACGGTCAACTATCCCGCGAAGTTTCTCACGCACGTTCCGTGGACAGACCCCGGCCGGCCGATGGATCAAGGCGACTTCCTCGCGGCGGTCTTTTACTGGCTTTTCAAAAGGAATGTTTGGACATTCTGGTTGATCGGCGCGGAGAGATTCGGCAACCCGCTCGTGCTCGCGCAGATGGCGGCGTCGTCGGATAGCGCGCAGCGGCAGCGCATCCTCGACGACCTCCAGCAGCTCACGGCCGACAGCGTCGGTGTCACGAGCGGCACGTCGGATATCAAGATCATCGACCCTGCAGGCGCAGGCTCGACGGGCGTCTGGAAAGAGCTTCGCGCGTCGCTGAACGAGGAGCTTTTCCTCGCGCTCGGCGTCAGTCCTGACCTCTACCTCAGCGGCGCGAATGGCTCGCGCTCGAGCACGGAGACGCGCGACGGCGTGCGGCTCGAAAACAGCAAGCTCGACTCGACGCTGATGTGGGGCTCGATCACGCGCGACGTCGTGCGCTGGCTTGCGTACTACAACCTTCGCCGCGCCGATATCCCGCTGCCGGTCATCGAGACGCTCTTCGATGATTCACTGCCGATCACGCGCGACGCGATCGACACCGGCAGCGTCAAGGTCAACGAGATTCGCGCCTCGCTGGGCCTGCCCGCGTGGAGCGTCGAGGACGGCGGCGAGAACATCGCGAAGATTCAGTTGGCGCCTGCGCCTCCGGGCTCTCCGCTGCCCTTTGAGGCCGCGCCGCCAGTCGAGACGGGCTCGCCATCGGTTGAGGCCGTGACGCCCGCTGACACGCTCGGAGGTGCGTCCGCGGAGCGCCCTTTCTCGACGTCGCCGGGCTCGGCGCATGGGATGCCAGCACTGTCGACGAGGTCGGTGACTTCGCAGACGTCCTCGCTCTCAGCGACGAGGCCGATCAGGCGCGCGTACGCGCAGTCATCGGGCGACCCTACGTCGTCGCCGCAGAAACCACGCTAGAGGGCGTCGTCCGCTTCACGCCCGTACGCGAGGCCATCGCAGCCGCGGCGCTAGGTGGCGCGGACGCTGTGGCTGCGGCGGTGGCTGCGTTCAAGGGCGACCCCGACCTTGAAGCGCTGATTTACGAAGCCAGCGTCAAGAGCGACCTCGCGGGTCAGATGTTCGTGCGCCTCGTGGAGCTCGACCCGCAGGGCGCGCAGCGGCAGCTCGCCATCGACCTGCGGCCCGCATTCCTCAAGATGCCATTCGCAGAAGCGGTGGCCTTCTGGCGCGAGCGCGGAGGCGACCCGGCCATCCTCGAGGAAGTGCTGCGCGCGTATCGTCGCCGCGCTGCGCTTGCCACCGACGAGCAGCTCGACGTCATCTCGCGCCGCGCCGTCGAGGAGATTCAGCGCACGCTTGAAGAGGGCAACACGTTACGCGACTTCCGGCGAGCGATGGAAGATCAGACCATTACGCTCGGCATCGCGCCGCAAGACCCCAGCTACCTCGAGAACGTTTACCGCACCAACGTCGCCACGGCCTACGGCGCAGGACGCTGGACGCAGATGAACGACCCTGACGTGCTCGAGGCTCGCCCGTATAGGCAGTGGCTCACGGCGCAGGACAATCGCGTGAGAGCCAAGCACGCTCCGATGAATCGCAAGGTCTGGCGAGCGGATGACGCGACGTTCGCCAACCTCTCGCCTCCCGCTGGATTCCAGTGTCGCTGCGTCATCACCACGCTGTCGCAGGAAGAACTCGACGACGAGGGCTTGCAGGTCATCACCAGCATCCCTGCCGGTTTCGAGATGACACCCGGCTTCGGCGCGTCGTCTTTTGTGAGGTAATCAATGGCATCTACCGCAACAGCCTTCGACGGCAGCCGCAAGCTCGCGCTGCGCGCCACGCTCGGCGCATTCGCTGACGTCGCCGCTGCGCCCGCGATGAAGTCGCCGCTGCTCGGTGACGCTCAGTGCTCGTGGGTGGAGATGGCCTATGAGAGCGAGTGGAACGGGCACCCCGCGGGACCATTTGAGTTCACCCGCGAAGTGTTTGGCGATATCAAGCGCTTGTACGATGCGAGCGAGCAGCCAGTGCCGGTACTCTGGGGCCACCCGCGCCACGACATGGGCGTGCCGATCGACGCCGCCGGATGGATTCAAGCGCTTGAGGTGCGTGACGGCGCGACGGGCTGCGAGCTTTGGGGTTACGTCGAGTGGACTGACGACGCTGCCAAGCGCATCGCGTCGGGCGCGCAGCGATTCTGCTCAGTCGTCGTCGACTTCGCGCCGATTGACCGCGCGACTGGCGAGGTCGCCGGTCTTGCAGAGCTGTACGAGCTTGGCCTCACGCCGAGCCCATTTCTGCCGGGCATGACGCCCATCACTCTCTCCCGCGTCGGGACTCCGTCGCGGAGGTCAACAAGGAGTCTCGCAATGGATCCCACGAAGGTACTGATGGCGATTGCAACGGCGCTCGGCCTCAAGAAAGACGCGACGCCGGAGAAGATGAAGAAGGCCTTTGACGCGCTCGTGAGCCTCGCCGGTGCGATGGCCGATGAAGAGATGCCCGTCGCCGCGATCACCGAAGAGGTGGTCGACGCCGCGTGCAAGCCGAAGAAGATGGCCGAGCTTTCGCGCATCGCGCGCAGCATCCGCGCGCTGTCTGGCATTGCGCTGCAGGACGACGTCGCCATGGTCGAGGAGGCCGTCTCCGAGGGGATGCCCGAGACTGAGGAGCTCGTCGAGGAGGCCAGCGAGGCCGCTGCGACGATGGTGCTCGGCAAGCTCGTGGAAGCCACGGGCATGGACGAGGCGGGCGTGCTCGCGGCTGTCACCGAGAAGCTCGACCAGATCGCGGCGCTTCTCGTCGCTGGCCCCGTCAGCGGCATGACCGCCGACGCCAACGCGCAGCTCTCGCGCACCAGCGTGGAGCTCAGCGCGCACAAGGCGCGTGCGGTCGAGCTTGCCGCCACGGTCAAGGGGTTGCAGGCGCAGGTCGCCGAGCTGTCGAAGGAGCGCGAGCAGCGCGTCGCCCTCGAGCGCACCGCGCGCATCGACGCCTCGTTCTCGCGCCTGCTCAGCGAGGGCCGCGTCACGGAGGCGCAGCGCGTCGCGTTCGTCGCTGCATCGGAGCAGAGCGAGCAGCTCGCGCTCGACATTTACTCGGCGCTCCCGGCGACCGCGCAGCCGCCCACCGGCTCGCTCGTCACCGGCCCGCGCGCGCCGACGAACACCCTCTCGCTGTCGGCGTCGCAGGACCCGATCGCCAAGATCTTCGAGGCTGACGCTAAGGCCGCTGGCCTGCGTGGCGAGGCCGCGAAGAAGCACGTCGCCGTGATGCTCAGCAAGCACGCGGCTCGCAACTCGGGCGCTTGACGCGCGCTGATATCCCACGTTCTCAAGGAGACTCACCATGGCTGCACTCACCGCAATGACCGCGCGTCAGACGCGCAACGACGCTCTCGCTTCCTACGCCACGTACACCTGCACGACCGGCACGACCATCTACGAGGGCTCGCTCGTGATGGTGACGCTCGCGACCGGCCTCGCGCTTCCCGGCGCTGACACCGCCTCGTGCGGCTTCGTCGGCATCGCCACCAACACGGTTGTGTCTGCCGCCGCGGGCGCAACCATCAACGTCAAGTTCGGCCACGAGGAGCTGCTCGGCGCGAACGCGACGCTTGCGGCCATCACGGGCTCTGCGTGCGTGATCTTCGACTCGGACCTCGTGACCACGGCTGCCGCCGCGACCAACG